TTCGCCATGAACTGCGGGAAGGCGTCGCGCTTCAAGCGGCGGCGCTGGCGCGGGTTGAACTCCCAGCCGCAATGCCGGAAGAACTGGCTCATCAGGTTGATGCTGGTCTGCTCTTCGGGCTGTAGCTCGTGCTCGCGGTCTTTGTGGCGCAGCGTGAAGCCGACCCCGCCGTCCTCGCTGATGCCGCAGAAGCGGTTCACCTGCCGGATGCGGGTCAGGACCACGGCGGCCAGCACCGGCGTCTGTTCCACCATGGTCCGTAGGGCTTCAAAACCGACCGGGGCGGGCTTCTCGAAATATTCTCCGCGCGCAAATATCTGATATTTATCAAGATAAACAGACTTCATGCCCTCGCGGGTCTTGCGGTCCTCGCCGGGGAACGGGATGACCTGGGCGCGCTGGGCCTTGAGCATGTCCTGTTCGGCGAGATCGTCCTGCACGGCCTGGATGATGGCGCGCATGTCGCCCAGCGGGGCAATCGCGCTGGGCCGGTAGCTCTTCTGCAACTCGGCTTGCGCGTCGAACCGCTCGTCGGGCGGGGCGCGGTCGTCGAACGCCACGCTTCTCGGGTCGTCGCTCATGCGGTCACCACTCCCATTCCAGTCCGGCCTCGTCGGTGGCCGCCCTGATTTGGTCGGCGATCAGGGACTCGTGGAAAAAGCTGGTCTCGACATGCGCGCCGACGGTCAGCGCCAACTCCATGACCTGCTGCGACGACAGCGGGCGATAGACCCCATCGGCGAATTTCCAGCCGCCGCTCCAGTAGCCGTCTCGGGCCATCTGGTAGGCGGCGGCGACGAGCGCCTGACTGGCGCGGTCGGTCGTGACGGGGATGCCGCCATACGCGGTGCCGCCGATTTCGACGGCATAGCGGTGCGCGGCGAGCGCGGCGAGGGCTTCGGTCTTGCGCTCGGCCAGGGTCGGCTCGCTCATCGGGTCAGGGATGCCGCCCGCCGCTCGCCAGTCCAGATAAGCCCGGTAGTCGCGGTTGCCCGCGTTTTCTGGGATGATCGCGCCGTCCGAGGCGCGCTGCACGCCCGCTGCGGTGATCCGGTAGTCGGCCATGGTCAGAGTTCCGCGTCGGCCCAGGCCGTGAAGTTGGCCGGGATGCTGTTCTGCGCCGCTTGGTAGCAGCGCACCTCGTCGATGCAGGCGAGCGTGGCGCCGCTGCCGGTGGCGAGCGTCAAGTGGCTCAGGGTCGGCGTCACCCGCTTGCTGGTCTTGAAATAGAAATCCTTGTAAGCGGGCGTCCCGTTGGCGAGCAGTCCGCTGGCGACGACACCTTTGATGACCTCGAAATACCGCTGGCACAACTGCGACTCAAGCCCCGGCGGGCGAGCCTCGAACGGCGTCGCCCATGTTCCGGCCTCAAGTTGGACGCAGTACAGGACGGCGGTGAAAACCGCGCCGGCCGGGAATGAAAACTTGAGGGACAGGTAATCGGTCCCGGCCGCGCCGATGGTTTTGCCTGACAGGGCGGGCAGGGTGGCGGTCAGGGTAAACCGGGTCGGCGTGGTGGTCAGGGTGATGTCGCCCAGGGCGTTGAAGTTGGCCGCCGATCCGCCGGTGCCGAAATTCTGGTTGGCCTGGACGTTGACGGCGGCGGTTCCGGCGTTGACGTAGCCGTAAAAATTGAGGGTGACCGGGCCGCCGGACAGAGTTCGGACGGATTCGATGCGTTGCAGGAGGTACGGGGTATCGCTGGCGGCGACGCTCTGGGCGAATCGCAGCCCTCGGCGGACTTCTGGCGGGTTGCCGCCCGCCGCAAAGGCGATGGAGTCTACGGTCGCCGTGCCGCCGGTGCCCTGGTGCGCTGTCCAGCGGTCGGCGGTGTATTCGCCGCTCGGGTTGACGAAAGACGCGCCGCGCTCCCACACGTCGAAGTTGCCGTTGATGATCCGGTTGCGGAACCCGGCGAACGGTCCACCGTTCAGGCTGCCGGCGACCAGGGTCGGGACGGTCGCGCTGGTGGCGCTCAGGATCGTGGCCGTCACGCTGGCGAGCGTGGTCTGGCTGGCGGCGGTCAGGTTGCGGGTGACGTGCAGGCTGCTGGACAGGGTGCCGCCGCTCGCCGGGAGCGCGCCCACGTCGGCGGCGGACAGGGTGACCGCGCCGACGCTGCCGTTGACCGAGTAAACGGCGTTGACCTGGGCGTAGGGTTCGATGTTCGCCAGCTTGACGACGCTGGCGGTGTCCATGAAGCCCGCGACCGCGCTGCTCGCCGAGCTGTGGGTGTGGGTGGCGGCGGCGTAGTAGGCGCCCTCGCGGCCGTCGAGCAGGTCGGCGTCGATGCCGCTGCCGCTGCCGTCGGCCTGGAGCAGCAAGGTTCGGACGGTGGTGCTGGTCAGGGTGCTGGCGAGGGCGCGCACCGACATGTCGGCGTCGATCCGCTCGATGGCCGACCGCAGCCGGTCCACGTCGACGTTCAGCGGGTTGTCGGCGTGGGGGAGCGGGTAGCTGCTGGTCGCGCTGCTGCTGTTGTAGACCGCCATGGCGTCACACCGAAACCACGGAGGCTTGCAGGCCGCGAATTTCCGGCCGCGCCCGGACGGTCCCGGTCAGCGTGAGCCGGATGCGGGTCTCGCTCAGCGAAAAACCGGAGTGCGAGTAGGACCGCTCGGTCCACCCGTTTTGCAGGACGACCGGGGCGCTCGCCGAGACGAAAGCGGTGGACCAGACCGGCTGGTTGCTGGCGTCGGTGCCGACCTGGGCGCTCACGGCGACATCGGCACCTTGGGGGAGCCGCGCGGTCATGTTGACGGTCATCTTGCTGCTGCTGGCGCTGGTCGCGTTGCAGGGGATGGCGCGGCTGATGTAGGTGCTGGTGGTGGTGCCGACCGCGTAGACCAGCCGAACGTCTTTTTGCACGCGCGGGGTGACGTGCAGGGAGCCGGTCAGGACCATCGACAGGTCCACTTTCCCGGTGTACTGGACTGGCAGCAGGAGCGGCTGCCCCTCGGTCACGCTGTAGACGTTGGTGGTGGCGGTGGTCGGGTAGGTCTTGATCTGGAAAACGCAATCGGTGGCGCGCATGGGCCGCTCGACGGCGGCGTTGACGATGAGGTAGTCCGCGCTGGTCACGCTGGCGCTGTTCATGGTCACCACGCGCTGCGAGCGGTACGTCGCGGTGTTGTAGGGGGTGTAGGTCGGCATCAGCAGCCGGAACGTCAGATCGCTGGTCTGGTTCGGGGTCCAGGTGTTGGCGTTGCTGCTGGTGAGCATGACGCCGACGAGGTACGCCTGTTCGGTGATCCACCGCTGGTTGAGCGCGTCGTACTTGCCGAGTTCGGCGTAGCGCACCGCCGCTGTCGCGTCGTCGCAAAACAGGCAGATCGCGTATTCCTGGTTGGCGGTCAGCTTGACGGCCGGCCACGTGAACCGGGTCCAGGTCTGCGCGCCGCTCCCGTTGGCGGTGATCTGCGCCGGGGTCTTGATGGCGCTCGCCACCTGCCGCTGGGTCGGCATCCCGTTACTGGTCTCGCGGATGCAGCACACCACGTTGCTGGTGCCTTTGGCGGAAAACTGGATGTCGACGCCCGACACCATGGTGTCTTGCTGGAGGGTGAAGGTTTGCGCCACCGGGTCGCCGGCCCACGTCCACGATTCGGTGGTCTGGATCATGTTGACCCGCTGTAGCTCGCGAACCGTGGTCGTGGCGCGGCCCACGAACGTGGCTTCGGCGTAGGAGGTCGCGCCGTAGAACTGGACCCGTTTGCTGCCGGCCGGGACGCCGGCCGGAACGTCGAAATAGCCCGTCACGATCCCGGCGCTGGTCGCGGTCAAAATAGCCATGGATGGGTTCCTCTCACTCGGTTGTGCGCGGGGTGACGGCGATCCCGTCGAACTTGGCTTCGTTGAGCAGTTCGCCGCCGCCGAAACCTTCGATGGTGAAGCCGATGGTGATCGCCCGGCAGTATTGTTGTACGGTCGTGGTCTCTCCCAGCGTGGCGACGAACGAGGTCGCCGTCTCCTGCTCGGTCACCACCGTGTGGGCTTGGTCGAACCAGTCAACTAGCGCCGGGTCGCTGTCGCGGGACAGGAATACCGACGACCAGTATTCGCGGTCGGCGTCGTAGGTGCCTCGGTCGACGTAGTAGACGCGGGAGGTGAACGGGTCGGTCCACGACTCCACCACCTCGGTGTGCAGGTCGATGGCCGGGTCCAGCGTGGCGCGGGCGGGCATCGGGGCGAACGCGAGGTAGGGGTTGATTTTGGTGGCGCCCGTCCACAGCGGTTGCTGGAGCGCGATGGACGGGGTGGTTTCGGTCAGGGTCTGCACCGATCCGAACGTGTAATTGATCGGGAAAAACGTCAGGCCCAGCGTCAGCGAACCGTTGATGATGACCGCGTTTTGGGTCAGCCCGGCGTCGCGGAGGTCGTTGTCCTGAAAATTGTCGACGAATAGCCCGCGTTTCGTGCTCGGGTCGCGCTGGGTCAGGTTGATGGCGAGGCGCAGATCGCCGACCATGGCGTGCAGGGTCTCGATGCGCCGGTTCATGACCGCCAGCTCGTTCATGGCGACCATGCGAACCGCGTCCGGCACGCAGTAGCGGGTCGCCGCGTTCCAGGTCTGGTAGATGGTCGCGAGCGGCAGCACGTCGCTCGGCACGCGGGACGGGACCGGGATGTAGGGGTGGCTCACCCCTTGGACGAACGAGACGGCGCCGGTTTCGTCGATGCACATCCGGTCGTAGCGCGGCATTTTCCAGTCGTAGCCGATCAGCGCGTTGCTGCCGCTGACCGCCCCGGCGATGGTCACGGTGGTGGCGGTCACGGCGCTGACGATGCTCGGCTCGTCCGGGTACACGGCCGTGTACTGGTAGCTCACCGTGTAGGTGCTGCCGCCGGCCGGTTCCAGGCCGCCGGGGGACCACGAAACGGTATCGCCCGATTTCAGGTAGTCGGCCGTCGCGGTGTAGGTCGTGCCGCCCTGCTTGACGTTGGTGATGCTGGTGATGCTGTCGTGGGCCAGCCCGTCGGCGCCGCCCGGCGTCTGGCCGCGCGTGACCGATTCGTCCACCACCTGTCTGGTGATCAGGACGAGGGTGATCGCGCTGATCGGCGAGTGGTTCAGGGTGAAGGTCTGCGGGTTGGTCGATACCGCGTGCGACTCGGCGCTCACGCTGTCGAGGTCGGGCGTGGCGTTGTAGTAGCTGCGGATGGAGTTGTCCAGGGTCAGCTCGACGCCGTTGATGCGGGCGGTTCCTTCCTGGATGATGTAAACCTGATCGTCGCCGTCGTCGGGCATCTGCTTGACGCCCATCCCGTTGGCGACGTACTGGCTGCCGGTGCTCTGGATGTCGTAGCGGGCGATGGCGCGGCTGATCGCGTTGATGTCTGGCGGCGGCGTTTTCGGCTGCAAAACCCCGTCGATGACCGTGTAGACCGGATAGAACGCGGCGGTCGCGGGCGGGTCCGGCTCGCCGTCGTAGCCCCACTGCGGCGTTTTGCTCAGCCGGTAGGCGCCCGGTTCGCCCGCGTTCATGAGCCCGACGGCCGGGTCGGCGAGTTCGGCGTCTTCGGTCGGGGTGACGATGGCGTACACCAGATAGATGCCGACCTCCACGGTCCCGGTCATCGGCACGGTGAACGTCGCCTCCGGGATGCCGCGCATCGCGCCTTCGAGATACATGACCCCGCTGGCGCCGGTGGCGTTGTCGCTCTCGGCGTCGGTCAGGATCAACTGGCAGCCGCTCATGATCGCGCCGTCCTTGAACAGCGCGTCGGCGATGCCGCGCACCTGCGCGTCGGCCCTATCCTGAATTTCGTTCAGCTCGGGCGCCTGCAATACCCGGTCGGCGCGAAACAGGTTGCGGTCGTAGCGTTTTTCCGGGTCGAAACGGTTGTAGTAGCCGGCGGGCGGCGTGATGCTTGCAGGTAGATTTTGGTTTGGCATGGGGTCAGATCGTCAGGACGAGCTCGAAAATTTCGCGGTAGCTGCTGCTGCGGACGATCTTTGGTACGCGGTCGAGCGTCATCAGCAGGCCGGCGGTCTGGACGTTCGCGACCGCGAGGTACGTATCCGCTTCGTGGCCGGTGGCGGGCACGGTGCCCTGGTAGAGCGCGACTTCGCGGATGGTCGCGGTCGGCTCGTCGGTGAACCCGAACGTCACGCGGATGTAGAGATAGCCGGTCGGGTCGGTGGTGGTGCTGTACTTGGCGCCGTCAGGAAACTCGATGGTCCCGCCCGCGTCGGGCTCGCAGAAGGAGATCGTTTCGACGAGCCTCCGCCCGAGTTCGGCCTCCAGCGCGCTATCGCTGGCGACGGGCGCCACGGGGGTCGTGTCCCACGCGGCGTCTCCGGTGCCCCATGCCATGTAGAGCGGGCCTTCTTTGATGAGCGCCGCGACCGCCGCCCGCCCGGTAAGTGTGAGAATCGCCATGTGATGCCCCTGGTGTTCGGTCAGGGGCTATCGTGCGGTCACGACCGATCAGGCTTGCTCTTGGCTGGTCCGGCTCTCTACCGCAATCGCGATGCCCGCCGCGCGCTCGCTCCAGGTCTTCGCGTCCCACGCGCCGGACCATCCGGGGGTGGCGCCGTCGAAGATGGTCACGCGCTGGATCAGGTCGTGGGTCTGGACGGCTCCCATGGTCCATGTCGGCGTGCAGCTCGCGACGGTGGATTGGTAGAAGTGCCCGGCCACGCTCTTGGGCTGAGGGGTCGGGTTCCGCCCGGACAGGAGCAAGTCCACGTCCAGCCGGTTGTTTTGCATGATGCCGTAGCGGTTCTGCCGCAGGCGGGAGCGGGTGATGATGACGCTCCAGCCGTCGTAGTCCAGCGACACGACCCTCGGCGCGAGCCGGTAGCTCTCGCGCCACAGGACGGTTCCTGCGGGCCGGTCCTCGCCGATGACCCGGATCGCGGTCGGCCAGTCGACGGCGCCCGGCGCGATGGGATGCAGGATGTGGTAGCGGTGGTATTCGCCGGGGAGGTAGTCGCTCCCGTCGAGTCGGCTGCGATCAAGCGTCCACATGTTCCGCCACGGCTCGTACAGGGTCACGCTGTAGCCGGTCAGGCGGGCGACGTTGTTTTCCATGGCGCGCGGGTTGTTGCGCGCCCTGAACACCTCGTCGATGATCCGCTGCGCGTATTCCGCATCCGCCTCGCCGCCGATTCGCGCCACGCCGAAATAGCGCCCCCAGAAGTCCGTCCAATGGCCTCGGGCGGACGGCAGCAGGAGTTGTCGGAGCGCGGCGTCCTCGCCGTCTTCGGCCTCGTCGAGCGCCGTCGCCAAGGTCTTGAGCAGCCCCCATAGCGCGCTGCCGTAGACCGGCAGGCGGGTCATCCGCTCGTCGGGCGCGGCGCCGGTGCCGGGGCAAAGACGGCGGGCGGGGACGGTGGCGGCGTCCGGGCGCGGGTCCGTGGTCTGGATGTCGAGGTCGGTCGCCAGTCGGGCGGCCAGGGTCGCCAGGGTGTGGGTTCGCAGGTCGTAGTCGCGGGTTTGCTGGCCGTGGCCGACCGTCAGGACATCCCGGTCGGATACCGTCCAGGTCATGCCGGTCGGATGCGACAGGGACAACCCCGGCTCGCTGTCGGCGGCGTGCTCGAACGTGGCCGGCAGGTCGGCGAGAAGTGCGGGGAATTGCGCCATCGTCAGGCCCAGGTGATCGCGATGGTGCCGGGCATCAGCATCGTGTTGGCCGGGATGGTCGGGGCGACGGTCGGGGACAGCAGCGTGGCGCCGTCCACGCCGGCCAGCGGCAGGACGGCGTTGACCAGTTCGATGGGCCGCAAGGTGCCGTCGCGCTGGCCCTCGCGCACGGCCGCGCCGAGGGCCGCTTCGATGGCGGCGATGAAGGCGGCGGTTCTCAGGCCGGCGTCGGCGGTGATCTCGATGGCGATGTCCACCGCCTGCTCCTGCATGGCGAGCACGTCGACGCGCATTCCGGCCGGCCGATAGCCGGGAATCCATCGCTCGTTGGCGCTATCCCAGGTGCCTTCGATGAGGTCGGTCACGGCATCCACCAGGGCTTGGCTGGTGCCGCCGCTGCCGTTGTGGATGTAGATGTTCACCCGGCCCACCGTCTCTTCGACGGTGACGTGGCGGACCCGCTCCATGGTCAGGCCGTCCGCTGACCGCACCTCGCCCAGATAGGCCGCGTACTCAAGGCTCGCTATCGTGCCGCGCGCCAGACTCTTGATGTAGCGGGCGAACCGCTGGCGCCGCTCTTCGGCGGTCTCGGCATCGCTGCCGCCAAGCACCGGCTCGGCGTTGGTGACGGTCACGCCGTAGATGCTCGGGCTGTAGGCGGTCAGGGCGCCCGCGATGGCGTTCCCGGCGCTGCCGGTGACGGTCGCGGCGATCAGGACGGTGGCGGTCAGGCTGGTGATGCTGGCGCTGGCCTGGGTCGCGTAGGTGATGATGCCGAGCGGGTCGCGGACCACGGTTCCGGCCGGGACGGTGATCGGTTCGGCTGGCACTTCGGCGGCCGTGAAGGTCGCGTAGCCGCTGGCGGCCTGCGCGCCCAGCGCGGCGAACCCGAAGCCTTGGTAGATGGCGGTCGGGATGCCGTCCAGCAGGCCGGCGATGTACGCCTGATAGAGCGCGTCGATCTCGATGGCCGGCGCTTCGAGCAGGGTCCGCGCCACGCTGCCGACGTTGTAGTCGGTCACGTCGCGGTTGACCGCACGGGCATAAGCTATCATGTCCGTGACGATGGCCAGGAATGGCTTGGCGGTGAACGTGTCAGGCATGGGCGCGGGCCTTCAATAGCTGGTGTAACGGCGCGACCAGGAACGCCTTGCAAACCTTCTTCTTGCGCTTCGCCTTCCGCTCGTACTCGCGCAGCTCGGCTTCCTGCTCATCGGCTTCTTTCAGGTCGTCGGCGTGGCTCGGGGAGCGCAACACCCGCACCAGCCGGCGGTGCTCGCCGATGAGTTCGGCGGCCGGTTCGGTGATGCTGGCGGATTTTTTGAATCCGGGCGCGTTGTACTTGTTGTCCCGTATCAGGTCGCCGATGTGGACCCACTCGTCGGACATGCGGTCGTTGTTGCCGCCGCTGGTGGTCAGGCCGGTGTCGGCGACTTGGCCGATGAGCGCCATCTTGCTTTCGGCGTCGATGCGCTTGACCCGATAGCCACGGTTGATCTGGTCGCGGGTGGCGTGCCATCCCACGCCCTGCCCGGCCGCCCATTTGCTCGGGTCGGCGGCCATGCGCTTGCGGTAGATCGGGATCATGCGCTCTTCGTTCGCGCTCTTGTACCGCTTGCCTTCGATGGCCGCGATCTTGGCGTGCAGCTCTGCGTCGGCGGCGTCCCAGGGCTGCGGGTCAGGCGATCCGCCGGCCTCCGCGCGGTACTTCCGCATGGCCTTCATCGCGGCGGCGGATTCCTTCGGCTTCGGCGCGGGCGCTTCGGGTGCCGGACTCTCGGCTTCGCGCCACCGCTTGAACGCCTGCATCGCCTCCTTCGGGGTTGTCGGCTTTCCGTCGATCCATGGAGTGATGTCTTCGTAAGGCCATGCCGTTCCGCCGCTGACGGTGATGGTTTTCTGATTCATCTTGACGGCGGTGTGGGCCGAGTCGGGATTCTGCAAAAACGTGATCCTGTCGCCGGGCTTGACCGTGGCCCGAATAAAACCCGCGTAATCTTTGGCGGCTTTTTTGGCGGCGGTACGGCTCGGGGCGTCCGCCCTGGGCTGTCCGTTCTCGTGGTACTCGCCAGAGCGGTATCCCTCCAGCTTCGATTCGGCGTCCCTCAGTCGGCGCTCGGCGGCTTGTAGTTTCTGGTGCTGATCGGCAAGCCGGTTGTTCATGGCTTCCCGCTTCTTGCCCAGCGAGTAATTTGATCCGCCCGCTTGCAGGCTGCCGGGGATGTTGTCGCTGGCGTGTAGCCGCTCGGATGCCGCCCGCTCTCTATCGGCTGCGGCTTTCGCTGCGGTGACCTCTTTTTCTAGCCGCGTGACGGTTGCCGGGTCAACGCCGGGGATTCCCTTCGGCTTCGGCGCCGCCGCTTCCGCGAATGATGCTTCCGGCTTCCCCTTGTTCTGCTTGGAAAGCCATTTTTCCATCGCGGTCGCGGCTTCATCAAAAGTTTTAAACCGTTTTGGCTGCTCTCCGTTCGGGATGCCGAATCGCTCGGTCGTGCCGTCCACGCCGATGACCTTCAATTTCCCGTCTGGGTATCCCGCATGTTCGACGCCATACAAGACTCCATAATTTGGGTACTTGCGCTTAAATTCCTTTCGGTCGGCCTCGGCGAACAGGTCGCCGGCCTGCGGCTCGTCGTGCCGCTTCTTGCGCTTGGCCTGATACGCCTGGACGTACTTTCCGGTTTTGGTCGCGTGGCCGCTGACGGTGACTTGCTCGTCGAACAGGCCGGGCTGGTAGGCTTTCAGGAACAGGAACAGGCGGCGCATTCAGGCGTCTTCCAGGATGGGCAGCAGGGCGTAAATCATCTCCATGATCTCGATGTCCTCGCGGCGGCGGCGGATGTCGGCGGCGATGGGGCTGTCCGTATCATATTTATCACGACTTCCCCACGCGCCGCCCGGCGTGGTGATCGGCGGATAGGTGACCGGCTCCGGTGCCGGTTCGGGCGCGGGTCCGGCTTCTCCGGTCTGGATGTCGGGCGCTCTGGCGGCCAGGGTGACGGTGGCTGTCGGCGGTTCGATGACGGCCAGCACGCCGGAAATGACGGCGGGCAGTTCGGCGGCTATCGCCACGCTCGCGGCCGGGGGTGCCGCGCTCGCTCCGGTCTGGATGCTCGGGTCCGGTGCTGCCGTGGCGATGTCGGCGGCGGTCGCTTCCACCGCCGCGCCCGTGGCGATCTCGGGGAGCGGGGCGGATACCGCCACCGTCTCGGCCGGGGCATCGACGCCCATTCCGGTGGTGATGCTGGGCGGCTGGCCGCTCGCTGAAACTGTCGCTGGGTCGGGCTGGACGGTCGCGCCGGTCAGGAGGGTCGGCTCGGCCGGTGCGACGGCCGTGTCGGTGGCTGGCGGGGCTATCGCGCAACCCGTGGTGACGGTCGGGACCGGGCTTGCCGTGGCGATGTCCGCCGGTTCGGCGATGATCGTCGCGCCGGTGATGATGCTCGGAAGGGCACCGGATACCGTGATGACTCCGGCCGGTGGCTGGATGGCTGCGCCGGTGGCGATGCTGGGCGCTGACCCCGATACCGCCGTGTCCGCGCTCGTGGCCGCGACTGCCGCACCTGCCGCTAGGGTCGGCGTCGAGGCGGTGACCGCGATGTGCGACTGCGGTTGCGCGACGGCGCAACCGGCCGCTATCTCCGGGATCGGTGCGGCTATGGCGACGGCGGTGGCCGGCACGTCGATGACCGTCTCGGCCGCCGCTTCCCTGCCTGCGGGCGGGCGCACCTGCATGGTGTCGCCGAACGCATCCACCGCTCGGGGGTAGAAGGCGTGGGTTTCGCCGTCCAGCGTCCAGCTTGGCTCGCCGTCCGGGTGATCGGCGGCGGTCCATGCCAAGGTGGCGGAGTCGCTGCCGTCAAAAACGAAGGTGCTGGCGCTGGTGAGGTCGGCGGCGGCGGTGATCGTCAGGTCGGCGAAGTCGCCGCCGTCTTCCACCGTCGGCGTGCGGGGGTCGGCCGCCACATCGGCGGCGGGCACGACTACGCTGGCCCCGCCAAGCACGTCGGGGGCCAAAGCCTCGACGGCGATGTCCGATACCGGCGCGTCGGCGGTCGCCTGCTGCTGGGCGAGGGTCTGGCGCCCGCCCGGCGCGAGCGGGGAGAACGTCCAGGTCAAGTGATTTTACGCAGCGACCAGTGGATGTCCCGGTCGCTCCCGGCGGTGCGTTTGAGGGTCACGTCCCAGCCCTCGCCCAGCAGCAGCGTGGGGGTGACGAACACCGGCTCGCTCTGCGCGCCCGCGATGACGGCTTGGTGGCACAGGCGTTGGGCTTGGCCGTTGACCTTCTCGTAGACTTTCAGCTCGTACTCGTCGCCCGCCACCATGGCGTTCAGGTCGACGAACGCTTGCAGGATGCAGTCGTCGGTTTGCGCCACGCGGTCGGTCGACGCGCTGGGCAGGCTGTATTCGGCGGTGCTGATCGACGCGCTGTTGGCGGTGAAGGTGATGGGCATGTCTAGCCTCCGATGCCGATGGCGACGCCGTTGTAGCCGGTGTCCGGGCCGTTGTTGCAGCGCCCGCGCATGTAGATCGTGGCGCCGGCCGGCACCGGGCAGTAGCTCTCGTGCCAGAGGGTCTGCGTGTTGAGGACGCTGCCGGTCTGCTCGCTGGTGGTGCCCTGGTGCATCCGCTCGGTGATGATGTGCTTGTTGCTGGCGTCGCCGTAGGCGATTTCGATGTAGGTGTACTCGGCGGTGATGGTGCCGTTGTCGATCTGGTAGCCGATCTGCCACCACCACAGGGCGCGCGTGGTGGTGCCGAGGCTCGCCCAGCTGCCGTCCGCCGCGTTGCCGGGGGTGAACGACACGCCGTTGCTGTTGGTGATCGATCCGATGGTTTCGCTGAATGAACCGGCGGGCAGGGATAGCCCGTTGCTCGGGCGGCCGTAGAGCTTGATTCCGACCCGGCTGGCGGTGCCGGTGTCGTGCGATCCTTGGATGCGGGCGGCGATGCTGCTGCCGGCCTTGATCTTGAGCGGGAAAAAAAATGAGTGCCCGCCCGCCGCCGTGATCGGGCCTGCGCTGCCGCACACGATGTTCGCGATCTTTTCGACATATTCGGTGCTGCCGGCCGGGTCCACGCCGATGTCGAGCAAAAAATTCTTGCCGGTGGTCGGGGTCGCCACCGCGTTGTCGCTGACGCGCAGGAAAAACCCGGTCACGTCTTGCGCGCAGTTGGCGGATGACACCAGTTGCGTCCAGCTCCCCTCCGCGTTGCTGGTGCCGGGGGTGACCGACGTTCCGGGCGTGGCCGATGGGTTGGCGCCGAAATTGTCGTAGGTCCAATTGTGGCGGCTGGACTGGGTGAATAACAGGCTCATGGCGCGCTCGGAGTGGCGTCCAGCCCTTCGATGTTGCCGTGGCTGTCGCGCCGGATGGTGAACGTCCACTTTTTCGGCTTGGCGGGTTCGGTTCGGCTTTCCATCGCAAGAGCCTGAGTTTCCATGAAGCGGGAAAAAGCTAACAGGGTTTCCTGTAGCGTGATGTACACGCGATCCAGTTCACCGCGAAATTGCGCCTCGCGAAGTCCAGCTTCTTCGGCTTTGCTCTCTAGCGCCGCCAGCGCCTTGGCGAGCGATAGCGAGGTGTGATGGTGCAGGGATTGGGCGTCGTCGTGGGCCAGCAGGACCGCGCCGACAATCCGGTCCCGTTCCTGCTCGGTTTCGGCCAGACACTTCGCCAAGGTCGCTTGGGTGCGGGCCGCCCGCTCGTCCGCTCCCCGGCGCTCGGCCGCCGCGTCGGCGATCAGTCGCTCCAGCGTTTCCTGGGCGTGGTGGTGCGCGGCGGTGAGGGCGATTTGGGCGCGGGCCGCCTGCTCGTTCTGGTGCGCCTGCACGTCTTTGACCGCCGCCGCCAGCGCCTCGATGGTGGATGACTCGCTGCGCGCCTCGGTGGCGAGTCCGGCGAACTCCGACTTCGCGAGGTCCGGGTAGAGCGCCTGGACCGGCTCGGGGATGGCTTGCCCGGCATCGATGGCGCTCGCCACGACATGCCGGTGCCCCGCGTGGACCGCCGCCTCTCGGGTGGCGTGGCTCGCGCCGTCCGCGAACGGGTAGGAGAATCCGGGCGGATGGGTGGCGGTGCGCACGGGCGCGAAGCTCTTCCCGAACTCTTCCGGGGTCATCTCCCACGCTTTCTTGGCCTGCTCCATGTCTTTACTCCCACGGGAAAACGAGGTTGAGGGTCGCGGGCGTATCGCCGCCGATGGGCTGGACCGTGACGCCGAACAGGGCCGCGTCGCCGCTGGCCGCCGTGGTGACGCTCTCGATGCGCTCGACGCGCGGGTCGGCCATCGCCGCTCGGCGCACGAACCCGGCGCCCAGTAGCAGGGAGACCGGGCGCAACTTGAACCCGAGGATGGCGGCCACGTCGCAGCCGTATTTGGGGTGGGCCAGCAGGTCGCCGGTGCGGGTCCGCATCCGCCGGCCGAGGGCGGCCAGCAGGTTGTCGCCGCCGCTCAGGAGCGCCCAGTCGCCGTCCGCTCCTGCCGTCAGGCGGCCGTATGTCAGATCGAGGTCGGCGCCGTAGAGGTCTTCGTACCGGACGATTTCGGTCGTCGCGGTGCCTTTCGGGAGCAGGATTCGGTCGCCCCAGATCAGGGTGGCGCGCTGCCGGTCGGCCGCGTCGAGACTGCCGATGATGTAGGGCGGTCGCAGCTCGTTGAGGTCGGCGATCTCGGGCCAGCGCATGGCGTCCCCGAGTTCGCGCAGGGCGATCATCCGCAGCGTGTCGCCGGCTTGTACCGCGCTCCATCGGGTGTCGGCCATGTCAGGCTCCGTTCAGGAACACGCCGGCCGGGATCGCGGTCAGCGCGGGCTGGGCCATCGCCCAGGTCAGGCCCAGCGGGTCTTGCAACAGGATGGCGAGGTATCGCTCGGCGCTGGCGTCGGCCAGCGGTCGCTCGTCGGCCGGGGTGATGTTCGCCAGTTCCAGCGGCAGGGCGGCGCGGGCGGTGCGGCGGTTGGGCCATCCGACCGCGATGGCGGTCCACGCGCCGATGTGGGCGCGGCTGGCGCGCATCCACGGGAAAATGGCGGGCTGGCCGGCTTCCTTGGCGCCCGCCATGCAGGCGTTGCATCCGGCTCGGGACAGGCGCAAGACCAGGGCCGCTTCCCGGTCGTGGTCCGCGAACGTCCCCGCCGACAGGATGCCGGATAGCCTTGTCCACGAGGCGACGAGCAGCGTCGTCCACGGCGCGGGGATGGGGGCGTCGCACTCCGCTAGAAGTACGGCCGAATCGTCGAGCGCGGCGGCGGTCTGGGCTGCCGTGAGTTTCAGGGTCGGTTCGGCCATCACGCGAATCTCGCCAAGCCTTTAAGTTTGAGCTGGTACTGATACAAGAGCGGCCGGGTCTTGTGCTTGCGGGTCTGCAAGGATTCGGGATAGACCACGTAGCCGCAGCCGTGCAGGGTGTCGATGAAAATCATCTGCACGCTGTCGGGGTCTTGCCCGGCGTCGGCGGCAGCCATCCGCAACTGGTGGTAAAGCTGGAAGCAACCGTTTCTCAGCGCGTAAAACGCCGGCTCGCCGCCGACCCGGTAGTGCCATCCGGTGTGACCGCTCAGGGTGATGTCCACCAGCCCCTCGCCGAAATCGTCCACCCAGGCGCCGCCGAGGGTCTGCACGACGCTGGCGCGGGTCGGGTGGTGGTAGATGACCTCTTCCGGGCGCAACCAGAACACGTAGCCCCAGGGGAATCCGGTCGGCAGCGTCAGGGAAAGGGCTTCGTCGATGCCGGTCAAATCGCCGATCACGCCCGCGATGGCACCGCCGAGATTGCCGCCCAGCAGACTCCCCAAACTCCCCAGCAACCCCTCGGAAAACCCGGCGTTGATGAACAGCGCCAGGGGGCGGTGCTTCTGGCTGATCGGTGGAACGCCGTTCTTGTTCATCCCGAATACACGTTGGGGCTTCCGCCCGTGATCGTGGCGCCGCAGGTGATCAGGTCGCCGACGCGGGCCACGCCGCGCCCGTTGCAGAACACCGTCGTGCTGCCGGTGGCGATGCTCTGGGCGCCGTGAATCTCGCACATCACCGGGTCGCCGACGCGGGCCACGCCGATGTTGTTGCAAAACACGTTCGATGACCCGCCCGCGATGGCGCCGCCGTGGCTGATTGGGTCTCCGATGCGCGCCACCGGCTGGCCCATGGCTAGTTCAAATCGATTTTGGGCGCGGCCAGTTGGATGTGCCGGCCGGCCGTTTCGTTGATGTCGCGCCCTGCCGTCAGGGTCACGTCGCTGCCCGCGAAAATATCCACGTTGACGCGCTGTGCGGTGATCGTTATCTGGTTCTCGGCAAACTCCGTGATCGTGCCGCTGGGCACGATGGTGATGCGCGCCTTTTCGGTGTTGAGTACGATCATCGCTTGGCTCGAGCTGTTGCGGGTGATCTTCCAAACCTTGTCGTAGTCTTTCCCGGCCAAATTCGGCGGCGCCCCGGTCTGGCTCATGCTGATAAAGCTTTGGCTCGGGTGCTTGATGTTGTAGTTGGCCGCGTCGTCCGTGGTCTGCACCAGATCGCTGGCGTGCCGGTCGATGTGCAAGTTCTTGAACTCGTCCGTGTCGGGGAAATTCATCTGCGAAACGGGCGGGTAGATGTGGCCGATGATGACCGGCGTGACGCCCACCATGGCCACCACGGCGATCACGTCGCGCTTGGTCTGGTCCGCCTCGCTCGCCATTTTCGGCGACCACGGGTCCGCCTCGTCCTGGTCGGGCCTGTGCATATCGACCGTACCGGCGTTGTTACTGGCGTGTGTGGCGATGCTCTGCACGCCGGGGAAGCGGCTGCCGTCGTCCAGCATCACCACGTCGTGGCTGTTGCCGCTCGGGTGCGCCTTGACGATCTTGGCGAACCGTAGCGTGTTTCCGGCCGGGGAACTCTGGATAGGGGTCATGTCGCGTCCGTCGCTGGTCTGGTCCCGCTAGGGTGCGGTCACGACCTGTCCGGTACTTTTTTGCCTTGCTCGGTAAAATAGTGCTTGCAACGCTTTCGCAAGTGCGTATAATAGGAATCGTGAAGCGGCATGGGGCCGCCAATTCTGTCGAATTCGACAGAATTAGAGTTACAACGCGGCATAGCCGCTTGGAGGGAGAGATGTACAACGATTTTTTGAAATGGGCCGAGGCGCAGGGGCTTGATTTCCCCTGTACCGCTAGCCAATTCGCCGCCCGCGTTGCGGCGTTCTTGGGCGACCGCTGGAACGCGGTTGATTTTGGCGCACTGATGGATCAGGGCTGTGGCCCGAACTGGCGGGACTGATCATGAACGCCACCCGTCCCAATCCAGCAAGCCTTGGCCGGTCCCTGTTCCGGGGTCTGCGCCGGGCCGCGCTCGGGGCGTGGTGGCACCTGTCGTTCCACGTCCGGGCGGCTCTGCTCGGATTTGAAATCCGGCACCACCTGCCGGTGTAGGAGGGGTGATGAGCGCCGGTTCCGACCTGCGGGCCATGAGGCCAAAATTTGTGATCGTCTGCGCGCGGCCCGGCTGCGGCAAGCGCAAGGAGGTGTCCGACGCGCGGGCGAAATACTGCGGCTCGACGTGCAGGTCCAGGGCCTGCCGAGAGGCCAAAAAAATAGCGTTAGCGGATAAAGGGGAAATGAGATGAGCGAAGAACTGCTGACGAAAGAAATGATTGAGGTTGATGTCGATTGGGAGCAATCTGGGTCTCAAGTCAGGTGGCGGTACAAAGAACAGTACCGCGATGAGGATGATGAAGAATGGCGTGGCACGCCGTTTCAGCGATACGAGTTCTGGGGTGAACGCGAAATGATTGAACGAGTCGCCGATTGGCTTGATGAAAACGCGCCATGGTGATCATCCAATAATATCGAAACCCGCTTCGGCGGGTTTTTCTTTCAGTACCCCATCACCTTCGACATGGCGAACAGGCTCACCTTCTCCGCGTGTTCCTTGACCCTGGCGCAGTCTCCGCCGTTCCGCTTGATGGATTCCTGGGCGAGCTTCACCATGTTCCCGTACTCGCTCGGGTCCACGAATCGGAACACCCGCTCGAACTCCGTGCAGCGGAACCGGACGGCGCTTGCCTCTTGCCGGCTCAGGCAGATTTGGCTGGCGCCATCGGCGTAGGCGCATTGCAGGGTGATGCTGCGGCCGATCTCGGCCGGGTCTTGTGCCTGGGCGGTTCCCGCCAAGGCTATCATCATCATCGCGGCGGCGGTTTTCATGTTGCTGCTCCCGTTGTTGTTCACGCTTTATTCTATGCTATTTCCGTGCCGTTATCCGGGTAATCGCGGGTCAATAGCTGGGACACCAGCTTTAGGGTCCATTCGGTCGGGGAGTCGGCGCGCGGCTTGGCGCCGGGGTCTTTCGGCACCTTGTCGGGGGTCCAGCCCAGTAGGTTCCACTGGCTGGCGATGGCGGAAGCGGTCATGCCGCGAGCCTTCCAGTCGTGTCCGATGCGGGCCAGTTTGGCTCGGTCGTCCGGTTTGGCCTGCCCGACTGCCAGCGGCACGTCCACGGTGGCCCGCTCGCGGCGGATGATGTCCGCGACCAGTTGGCTGCGGGTGGTGCCGTCCGCGTCTGCGCGCTGGTTCAGGTAGTCGATCATGTCGGCGGGTAGCCAGACCAGCATCCTGGCGTGGCCGCCGCTCTTGCGCCGGGCGATGTAGCGGGTCTGGCGGGCGCGGTCTCGCTCGCGGATGCGGTTCAGGATGGTGGCGGCGTCGGTTTTCATGCGCGGATTCCCGTTAGTGGATACGTCATGAAAATATGTTAGCACTAACGCGACGGCGGCGCTATAATGGCGGGGAATTGGAGTGGATTGGATCGGACGGGACCGAAGCGGAAAGGACGGGCGCGGATTGGAACGGCGGTAGCGGACGGGAGCGGACGGGAGAGGAGGGGACTGGATAGGAGGGGACTGGATAGGAAGGGATGGGAACGGAACGCCAAAAAAGGCCCATATATCAATCGTATGGGCCTTTTTTGCCTTCGCCCCAAGCCGGATTTCTTTCGAGCAAGGTCCGCGACCAGAATGATGTTCCGCGAATATAGTCTATTTTTGTTACATATCTCTGAAACGGCGCGAACGTGTGAGTCACACCGACCGCGTAGGCTTCCCACTCGATCTGGCCGCGCGTGATCGCGATGTACTTCCCGGCCCGGATGTTCTCGTTGCCCTTCACGATTACGCTGCCGTTTTCCAGCACCACGTTGTCGCGGTTTGCGTCGCGCATCCACCGGAGCCTTGCCGCCCACCAGTCCTGAAACGATGTGCTGTTGGCTTCCCACGCCTTTTTCTTGGCCGACACCGGATGCTCCTGGGTGCCGTTCGGCCATTGCCTGAAACTCCATTTCAGCATCCGGTCTCCGTAGGCGTGGCGGTCGTTGTTCTGGTGGCCGTCGTCTTTCACGAGGTCAAGGTGCTTCTGGACGGCGGCGACGAAAATCTGCTGCATGTAGGCGCCCTGGATCGCCACCGGGCAGTCCAGCCAGAACAAGTTCGCCACGTCGTAGTCGCTGCGGCTGGGGTCAAGGCTCACGATGTCCTCGATGTCGATCTCCACCTCGTCGGCGCTGACGGTGTTCCCGCCCTGGGGGAGATAGGCTCCGACCAGCCGGCGGCCTTGCGGCTCGTAGGACTTCCACGGTGCCGGCCGGTAAACCAGCGTCGGCCCGTCCTTCCGGTCCTCGAAAAATAGCTCGTTCCATGGGGCGTCCATCTCGCGCATCATCAAGCCCCACAGCGGCCCTTCGTGGCCGTTTAAGCCCATCATGACGTGCTCGCCCTCGGTCACGCTAAAATCGGGGATGATGTTCCAGGTCCATCCGCCCTGGTCGTAGATGCCGTTCAAAAACTCGTTGCCGATGTCCACGAAAAGCTGCATGAATTCGGCGGTTTTCATCGCCGCGAAATCGCCGCCGTACTTGAAAAATGCCTGGAACTTGTCGGGGATGCCGACGATGCCGGCCAGCAGCATCCAGACCCGCAGCATGTCGAACACCGCGCCATAATCTTGGCACTGCACGACCACGTACCGCCGGGGCTTGCCGTCCGCGCCCATTTGCTCGGTTCGGGTGATCTCGCGGACGAAGCCGCGAAAGAGCGTCGGGCACTGGCCGACCGCGCTCTCGTTCATGCCGTACTGCTCGGGGGAGCGGGCGAGATAGATTTCCACGCCGTCCGTTGGCTCAAGCAGCCCGTAGAGCGTGTCGCCGGGCGTACCGCCTTCGGTCGGTGAGAACGGCTGGTCGGGGACCGTGATGATGGCCGACCCGCACGGCCGATACAGGCTCTTGCTGACGCTGATCGTGCTGCCGTCGCCCAGATACGGGGTGATGTCCCAAATTCCGCCGCCGCCTTCTTGTGATGCCGCTTGCCGGCTGGACACGCCGTCCTTTCTCAGCACGTTTTTTGTGATGATGACGCGGAACTTGGGGGTGAAGGTGCGGACGGTCACGGTTTTGTTTCTTCGGTTGAATGGGGATTCTTCACCGTGGCTTGCTGAAAAAACATCTCGACCTCTCCGAACAAGAGAAGCACTATCGCCGCTTCAATCAATCCCCAGCACGCTCTCAACCTGCCTATCGAGGTATCTTTGATGGTTACAATCGCGCCGCCCATATCTGTTCTCCGAGTTTCGTTGTGAGTGGGATAGCATTCGTGGTCATGCGGGCGCTCCGAACAGGCTATCGACATCGATGCTGCCCTGCGGGCTGCGCTGGCTCAGGTCGAGGCGATGCTGGGCCGGTGATCCGACCGGGGCGCCTTTGCTGTCGCGCTGGTGGAGGTAGATGTCCACGCGGCCGGGGTCGCTGGCCGAGTTCGCGGCGGGCGCTGGCGTCGCGCCTTCGGGGAGCGGGGTGTAATCGTCGCGGGGTTTCGGGCGCAGCAGGTTGGCGTTGAAGCCGGTGGATTCGGCCGGCGCCTGCGGCCACCACTTGCCCTTGATGTTGCTGACATATCCTTTCGTTTCGCTGAACGGGGGCACGCCGCCGTACTTGTCCACGTTGCCCTCGCCCGCGTTGTAGCCGGCCAGGGTCTTGTCGATGTCGCCGCCGAACCGCTTGTACAGGAATGAGTCGTAGTCGGCCATGGCGCGGGCCGAGTCGTAGGGGTCGGTCGGGTCGTCCAGGCCGAACCGCGCGGCGGTGGCGGGCATGAACTGGGCGATGCCGCGAGCGCCTTTCGGGCTGGTCGCGCCGGTGTTGAAGCGGCTTTCTTGGGCGATCTGCGCCCACAGCATCCCGCGCGGCAGACCCTTGCGGTCTTCGAGTTGCCGCAAGTGCGCCAGGAACGCGGGGTCGCGGGACAGCGCGCCGAGGCGGGGGTTGCCGGTTCCGGCGTTGGCGCCTGCCGGGGCGGGGGGCGGTTCCGTCGTCGCGTTGGCGGGTCCGCCCGCCAGTGTTCCTGATAGCCCCGGCTCGGCCCTTCCTGCGGACGATCTGGGGGCGCTGGTGGAGCGGTTCATCATCGCGTCGCGGGGGTCATGGTATCCGCCCGGATGCTCTGGGTCGTTCCGGTTGAGCCAGTTGTCCAGCCGCTCGATGGGGCCGGGTTCGTCGCTGCGCTTGAACCAGTTGCGCGGGTTCAGCTCGTGCATCCAGCGAGCGCCGCTGAAAATGCTCGCGTTCGCGCCCGTGACTTGGGTTTCGGTGGCCCCGGCCGCCGTGCCGGTCTTGACCCCGAGCCATTCGGCGATGCCCTTGACGGGCGGGGTGAGTTCCTTGACCGCCTGCCCGAGTTGCCCGAGGGCGTCGAGCAAGGGCTGTCCGATGGTGTTTTGGAGCGCGTTCAGGGCCGTCACCATCGCGTCTTGCGCCTTGGTGGCCTCGTTCTGTTGCCGGCCCTGCTCGGCGGCGATCTTGAGCAGGGCGTCGCGCAGCGCCTCGCCTTGCAGGTTTGGGTCCACGCCGCGCCGCGCGCCGATCTCCTTGAGCGTGTCCGGGCCGGCGCCCATGATGTCGCCGATGTCCTTGATGCCGGACTCGTTGACTTTCGCGATGTCCACACCGGCCGCCTTGAGGCGGGTTTCCCAGGCGTCGATGCCGCCGCCGGTGCCGCGCGCCCGCTGTAGTGCGGCCTGTAGAGCGGTCACCTGCTTGCCGGTCATGCCCAGCACTTCGCCGGTCATGACGGATGCTTGGTAGGGGTTGCCGCCGCCGAGGTGGCGGTTGGCCTCATCCATGAATTGCTCGATGGCGGTTTTCCCGTTCGGGAGCTTGGTCAGGGCAGTCATGCCCTGGCGCTCGTACAGGAGTTTGAACGGGTCGCCGCCGCCCAGCCCGGCGCCCTGCAAGGCGCGGGTCATCAGAAACTCGCCGCCCAGCCCGCCGCCGGGGGATTGGATGGCCTGCCCGGCTTGCTCGATCAGCCGCGCGCCGCCGGGTCCGGCCAGTCCGGGGTACTTGTCCTTGAGTTGCCCCATGGCCGCGATCGCGGCCATGTATTCGGTGATGTCGCCGGGGGCTTGCATGGTTTTCCCGACGAAGGTTTCGACGTGCCGGCCCAGCCCTTCGATGACCTGCTCGGCCTTGCCGCCCAGCATCCCGTCGCTGATGGTCTTGCCGATGAGCAGCAGCATCTGCCGCTGGCTCAACCCGCCCTTGCCGGTCGCGCCCAAAAACTGCAAGGCGCCCATGCTCTGGGCGGTGACCTCGGGGGCGATGCCGTAGCTGCGCCCGAATCCGGCCGCGCCGCGCGCTCCCGCGATGGCGGTCTGCGGGTCCGCCTCGTTGGCGGCTTTCTGGAACGCGAGACCGAGCTGCGCCGATTCTTCGTTGGTGAGTTGCAGGCCGTCGCCCAGCGCCTTGAGCCGGTCTCGGACGCTGATGAAGGTCTCGCCGGTTTCGCGGGTCCGCCGGACGAACTGGTCGCTGGCCTGGGCGGTGTTGCGGGCGCCTTGGAACGCCTGCGAGATGAGTCCGAATCCGGTTTGCAGTCCTATGAAGCCGGCGCCCAGCTTGAGGGCGCCCCAAACCGTCGCCGCCATCCCGCCGAAGCCGCCGCCTCGGGGGCCGCTTTCGCCGGGGTCGGCAGGTGGTGCGCCCGAACCGCCGCCACCGCCGGCCGGAGGCTGCCATGGGGTGCCGCGCGCCGACTGCTCGATGACCCGGCGTCGCGCCTCTTCTTGGGTGCGGCGGTTGAGGTAGCCCATCCGGTCCCAGTCGAGATCGAACGGGCTGGCGCCTTCCTGGCCGCTCATCTGAATTCGGCGGCGCAGATCGTTGTTGAGCGCCAGCAGGTCGCGGTATTGCTTCTGCACCCGCTCCATGTGCTTGCTCATGTCGCCGGGCAACTGGCCGAAATCGATCTTGCCGAAATCCTGGCCGGCCTTGCCGAGTTCGCGCATCCGGTCGGTGAGCTTGCGCACGTCTTCCTGCGCTCGCCGCAAGGCCGCTTGCGTGCCGCCGAGGTCGGCGTCCATCCGAATTCTTACATCGCTCATGACCATTTATCCAGGCGGATGAATTCGTGGAAATCGCACGGCGGACGACAGACCACGCTCGGGGTCACGGTCCCATCGCTCGCCACGATATGAGGGTTTAGCAGAAGCAATGCGCCGCAGTCCGGGCAACAGATAAAGGCGGTTCGGCGCTCGCTTGAAAAGCACGGCTTATAGGTGCCTCGCTCCCTGTTTTCGCCTAAAAAGAACGTCCTCATGGCGGGCTGCTCAGGTCGGTGGCGGGTTCCCAGTCGTCGTCGCGGTCGAGGGCCGCTTCGATGGCGTCGAGGTCGAACTCGGGGTCTTCTGCTTCGTAGGTGCTGGCGCCGCTGGCGGCTTCGGCGGCGTAGTGCGCCGTCCAGTAGTCGAGCAGCATGTCCTCGCGCGTGGCGTCGAGATAGCGCGGGTCGGTGGACGGGAGGCGGTATCGGTCGCGATACCACCACTCGACGCTTTTAGCCTGTCGTCGCGCCTTCGGCTTGATTTCCGCCTGCTGGCGGGCGACGAAATCGGCCCTCCGCTTCCTGGATGGCGCGATAGACCTTCGCCAGCTTCTCGTAGGTCGCCGGCTCTTGCGGGTCCATGCTGTCCACGTCCCACCCGTCCGGCGCCATGGCGGCCAGCACCTTGACGGCGCTGGTCATCTCGCACAGGTCGCGCAGCCATGCCGGTATCTGCTCTTCGCCTTCGGTCAGGCGGGCGAACTCCGCGCCGATCTGGATTTCGACGCGAAGGGTCCGGCGCCTGATCTCGAAAGCGCCGATCCCTTCGATGGCTAGCGGGTATGTCCCTGGCGTCATACCGTCGCGCCCTTAACGTCCAGCGCCTGGAAGGTGGCGTTGCTCATGACGATGGTGTGCTTGCGGAACTCGATGTCGCCGCTGGCGTAGCTGCACGACAGGTATTTGCGGATGTAGCCCGCGCCGGCCGCCGCCGCCGAGGCGGGAGGATTTTTGTCGTACACGGTGATGTCGAACACCATGCCGCGCAGGGCGTCGTCGCCGTTCTCCAGGCTCGCGCCGACCGACCGCAGGCTTTCCTTGTACAGCACCGCCTGACTGGTGGTGACGGTGTGCCGCGCCATCGTCGGGACGTACTCTTGGACGTGGATGTCGCCGATGCCGCTCGCCGGTTCCGGCGCGTAATCGTCGTTGCAGCGGAGGTCTTGGAGCAGGCCCACTTCCTGGCCGCCGAACTCGATCAGGATGCGGTTGCCGCTCCTGACCTTGATGTTTTCCGTTTTTGCTACCGCCATGATCGCCTAGCCTCAAAGTTGGGTGGTGCTGTACGGGGTGACGTGGAGCGACACCAGCACGTAGTTGATCGGGATGGCCGGGCTGCACTCGAAGCTGACCCGCAGGGTGTCGCCGTCGATGCTGCTGGTGATGTTGCGGTAGGCGGGCAGCGCCGCGTCGCCCACCAGCATCCCCAGCCCGACCGGCTCGGGCTGCGCCAGCCGGTAGAGCACGCTTTCGGTGGTGGCGTTGACGCTCTGCAAGGTGGTGGGCGTGGCTTTCCGGCCGACGAACGGCATGAGCGCGTCGCGGACGGTGCGGCTGACGTAATCCACCACCACGCCGGTGCTGATTTCCACCCGGTTGTAGCGGGTGTCGTTCAGCCACGTCGAGACGGCGCGGGCCACGCGGCGGGCGCCCTTGGGGTCTTTGTAGATGCAGAGCACGCCCGATTCGATCAGGCTGTCGGTGTCGCCGGGAGCGGCCAGATCGATTTCCAGGCCCAGGCACTTGATGGCCTTGTTGGTCATCGTCTCGCCGGGGGTGATGCCGGCGAACGCACCGCCGAGGATGGCGGCGGTCATGTAGGCCGGATAAAGGGTCAGCGCCCGGTTCTGAAAAATGCTGGCGTTGTCGTAGTGGTAGATGCCGGGGTGGACCATCGCCACCCGGTCGCTGTTGAGCAGCGCGGCGTTGGCCTTGGCGGTGGCGTTGCTCGTGCCGATGGCGCCGCCGACGAACGCCCGGCGCTCGCGCTTGGCGACGGTGCTCATGTAGTTGACGTGGGCGTCGGTGGCGGCCCAGACGGTCGAGTCGCCGGAAATCGGCACGACCCACTGCACGTCCTCGGCCTGTAGCACGGACAGGGCTGTGGTCCAGGCGTTGATGTCTGGGACCGCTCCGTCGCTGCCACCGGACAGGTAGCTATAGGCCATGTTGGCGGGCGGCAGGGTGGCGGCGGCCACGCGGGTGGCGGTGATCAGCCCTTCCTGAGTGCCGTTGATCCACTCGACGATGGCGGCGTTGTGCTGGGTGAGCGTGGTCCAGGTGCTGGTCGCGGTCGTGCCCTTCACGTTCCGGTCGGTCAGGTTCTCGAAGCTGGCGGCGGTCGGCTTCTCCGCGCTGCCGGCGATGACGCTCGCGACCCATCCGGCGTTGGCGTTGATGCGGTTGACGGCATCCTGGACGGTCGGATAGGCCGTGAAGGTGAAGGTATCCACGCTGGCGGTGGTGGCGCTGGTGGCGGCGCTCAGGCTGATGGCGCTGTCGTTGATGGTGACCAGCCCGTAGGTGCTGCTGCCGCTGTAGTAGACGGTCAGGGCGTTGCGCCACAGGTTGTCGCCGACGTACTGGGTGGTTCCCTGGGTGACCGTCACCTTCTTGCCGTTGGTGTCGGTGCTGGTCTCCACCTTGACCTTGACGTTGTTGGTGCCGACGCCGTAGTCGGTGGACACCACGTTGATGGTGGCCGAACTGGCGCTGTTGGCGAGCGTCAGGCTGGATTGGGTCGGGCTGCCGACGCGCACGGCGCAGATGACTTGCGGCCCGGCGGTCTCGGCGCTGGGGCTGAACGCCATCTCGACGGCGCGCAGCAGATCGCCGCCCTTGAGTGCCACGCGGGCGCTCGGCACGTCGTAGAGGTAGATCGCCTCGTTGGGGACGCCGCCGGTCGATACGCCGACGAGCGCGAGGGTGTTGCCGGTCGCCGGGTTCCGGTCCAGCATCCCCTGATCGAAAACCGCCGTCGCGACGGTCGGGGTGGTCAGCAAGCGACCATCGAAAAAGACAGCCATCGGGTTACTCCTTGGCCGGCGTGCCGCCGGTGAAATCGTGGAAAGCGGTCTGGAATTCCGGCTCGGTCGCGAAGGTCATCCGGCGCTGGTGGGTCATCCAAAAATGGAACGCGCCGATCAGCTCCACGCGGCGGTCGCGGCGGGACATTCGGCCGCAGAACTCGTCAAGGGATAGGGGGATGGCGCGGTTGCCGTCGTCTGCGGTGGGGGCCGTGAGCGGGATCACGTCGCCGCCGACGGTCAAGGTCGGGGTCGGCGAGGTCGCGTTGATGGTCTGGTCGTTTTCTTCGGTCATGGCTTATTCCGTGGG